TCTGAAATACGTATCTTCTCCATCTCAATTTCAGACTGTATCTGAACAGCTTGTTGTTGAGCTTCTTGATTAATCCTAGCCATCTCTTCCTCACGTTGCTTCCTAGCCTCTTCTAAATCCTCAAGTTTAACTTTAATATCACTTATATTCTCGGTAGTTAACAGGTTAGCTGCATCAAGTAGAGAAGCTCCATTCTGCATAGCAGGTTGAATAAGACTCTTAAGTGCTTCAAGATTCCTATGATCCCTAGTACTATCGCTTACAAATACATCAAAATCAGAGTATATAAAATCATCTGTGATTTCAAAGAAGTTCCTAGTTAGGTCATCTGTAAAGTAATGAACACTCTTCTTATCATACTGTTCTATTGCATATTTAGCTACATCTAAAAAGCTGATAATAGCGTGATGTTTCGCAGTATTATGCGCCCAGAACAAGGGCTCTGTAATATGGGATGATTGAATAACCGAACGCTCTACGTTGCCAACTAACTCACGCTGTTCAATAGAACCCTGACGCTGCTTAGTAACACCCGACAGTTCGCCAAGCATATCTTCAATCTTACTCATTAAGTCAACATAACCAGCAATCACATTAGACATAGATAAGTCTAGTGCCCCCATTTGATTCATCTGTGCTGGCTTGCCACCCTCACGACCTGGTATATCCCAACCTTCTTCATATGGATTAATAAAGTTCACACCAATAGAACTAAGGATGTGTACCCATCTATCGACATCCATGCCCATAGATTTAGGGATTTGAGTTATATCCATATTTATAACCTTACCCTTATCTCTCGCTAACGCTAATTCCAGCCTATACCATATTACTATATACATATACTGGAGGGGTTTCATTACCCCAACTAGTGATTTACCACGAGAGTTTGTATCACTATACATTACTCCTGAGTACGGAAGTTTCTTAGAATTAGGGTTATCTATAGAAATATGCTGATACTCTATGGGTTCCATTCCCAGAAAAATACCACCACTATTAGTAGAAGTGCCACCTACACGGTAACCTTCCCAAGTCTCTACAATCCAATCCCATTCAATCTCTTCTCCCGGTGATTTCTTATAACCTTCCTCAACCATGCTAACTGTCTCTTCGCCAGTCTCTGGATCAGTGAAGTTTACAAAACCAACCTTCTTATAAGATCTCCACACAGCATGCCACACTGGTAAAAGGAAACTTGAATGATCCTCTCCTTTCAGAAGTCTAGAGGAAATATTCTCCTTATACATTACAGTCTGAGTATTAACCTTAGACCCAGTGTTACCACCTGATTTAGTCCAACCTCTACCTTCAATCAATTCCAGCATAGCATCAAGCTGCTCCTCTGTCATGATATCGTAGAACCTGTCATATATAGCAGAAGGTGACATCTGAGTAGAATAAAGGAACCAGTCCCCATCTTCTGGATGCTCTACACTCTGGTCATAATCACAATCTTTAGGGTTAACTCTCTCCAATACTGGTTCACCATTAACGATGCCAGTGTAATATAGTTCTTCCCCAGCGATTAGACCATCCTTGAACCCTTTAACGAATTCATTAGTTAGGTGTAATTTCTGCCTATAATAATTAAGTATATCTGTAGCAGACCGTTCTGCTATAGTTTTAAAGTCTTGTTTAAAGTATTTATCGATCCTCTCTGGATCTAACTGTTCCCCTTCTTCGGAAGGAATCCCCGTTAACTCCTCATTCATCTTAGCTAACACGTACTCCTTTAACATCTTAGACTTCTTGTTCACAACGTCAGAAACCACGTCATCATTCGTCTGTATAATTAGGATGTTAAACGGTCGTTTGCTTTCTTCGCCTAGCAGAAGATCAATCTTCGGCCTAACGATATTCATATTCTGTGGAGTTGCTGGGAAGCCATCATCAACCTTAAACGGGTTAGTTACATGCTTCAGATCGTCCTCGTTAAAATTACCATTGTATAATTCGTAATTTATAAGCATACGCTCCTTGCGGGTACGTGACCCAACCTGGGCGCCAGTACCTTCACGAGCTATTATTGCATTCACACAACTCTCTTTCCATTCCTTAGTCTTCTTTGACTTAGGGAGTTTCTGCGCTGGAAAAATTGGTGCTCTATTATCAGTCCATACCATTTTTATGCGTATTTAGTTACATCTGTAAATATTCCTCCTGGGAATATCACTCGACTAGTTTCAGTTTCTTCTTTTCTCTTTTTAACGTGAACGTGATGTAGTTGCTCACGGTAAATCATTACCATCATGAGCGCCATAACCCGGTCGAAGTTACCCTCGTCGTTGTAGGCAATCAACTCCTCTATAAGAGGTTCTGATAATATCTTTGTTAAATTTTTCTTATTTGGGGCATATTCTTCTGTCAACCATTCCTTTATGAGCCCTTCTCCCCAATCTTTAATAGGCTTATTCATATGTATACCCTTACCACGCTCAACCTTAGAATCCTTCATGATATCCTTAATGATATCTGGTTGATCTGCTAATAGGTACTCAGAATGCTTGTGTGAGAAGTAAGTAAACAAACCTTTCTTTTCATTTTCATATAATAGGTTTGCCTTGTAGTATATGAGGAGTTGTCTCACATTTTCATAATACTCCTCTGCTGTGACTGGTCTTCCAGTATATTCTGCTACGGGTAATTCGTAGTAAGACTCAAAGTCTTGGAAGCGTTTATATATTATACAAGAACCAAGAGAATTCGTCAAGGACTTGTCATGGTCATACGGGTCACAGCCTGCTATGTATAAACCATAGGGTGGATCTGGTAATGGGTGTTCCCATATTACCATCGCACCATCTTTCTGATGACCATCTGATAACCTATACGAAGTTAAATCCTTAAGTTTGGGATTCAATTCCCAGCGAATATTCCCTTTAGAATCTGGAATAACTCACCAACTTGTTTAAAATGAGCAAGTGTATCAGAGTTCCTAATGGTAGCGAGATGCTTGATAAGATCCTTCTTTGGGAATATATTACCACTAACAGAAAGACAGGCCTCCTCTGGAGTCAACGGGTGTTCTGCGATATAGCGGTCAATTGCATTCCTATCACTAGCCCCTTGTATAACTCTCTCCCTCTCAGATTCAATCCTTTTCATAGCGACTGAAATTAAGGAGTTGCCATCTTTATCCATGTACTTGTAGGGATCTTCCTTAGGCCCAGACATATTCACATACTCTGGTACAAAGAACCCACATTGAGTACCCTTCTTACCATCATCCCAGATGTTCTCTAAGGGTAGACATTCATAGGCTGTTGGTTCGTAAAACAAGTCCTTCAAACCCTCAAAGTTTGATTCCTTAGAACCACCGGTACCAAATACAATCATCTGCCCAAATACCTCAGCGTCCTGTCTAACAGAAGGTAAGGTAATCTGCCATGCTTCCTTTAGGTTAGGGAACTGACCACCCTCTTCAAATAGGTAGAGTTCACCAGCTTTACCTCTAATCTTGTGTACATCATTCTTAAGAGTAACACCTATAATCTCAGACTTAAACCCCATCTCGGTCTTAACACCAGCAAGATCAACTATATATGACGCACGTTTATGCATCTTAGTATCAGCCTTCTGACGTTTCTTAGCCCAAGCGGTATGCTCATCCAAGAAGTCCATATAGTCCCAGGCCTTGGTTAACATACCATCCTTCAGTAGGAATTCAGCCTCTGAGGCAATAGCATATGATTTAGAGCCGGGAATTAAATAAAAATTGCGGCAAAGCATAGCTGCGTTCTTAAAACTGTAGCCTGCCCTCCGCTTCTTAATAACAGCTAGGTGTAACCCTTTTTTCTTAGCTAACTGTATCGTATCAAAATACGCCCTATCATAATCGTAGAAGTCAGGGAAGTCGTTAGCTTTCTTAACTTCAATCTTTAATTCGCCAGTTTTTAGATCAATTGATTCCTTCCTGACAACCCTGAAAATAGGACAAAAATTTAGATAGAAATAGAAGTAACCAGATATACTATCCCCATCAGGAGCAGTAAAACCATGCCAACATCGCTTAGCTTCTTCTATCCAATAATTACGCCACTCAGTTGTTCCTTCTGGTACAGAGGTATAGTACCCATGTTCCTTCCAATGCATCGCGGCTTGCCTAAACTTATCGGCATTCTTAGTCTTTTTTAATGTTACTTTGTCTGCCAAGATACTGTCCTATGTAATGTAACAAATTCTTTTCAAATCCTTCCTTGGTATTAAACCAATTCTCAAGGATTGGGGGATGGCCCTTCATACCATGTCCCTCTATTTTATAGCCGAAGACATCTCCTTTTTCTGCTTTCTCTTTGAGTATTTCAATCTTCATCTTCCCAGGGTGTATTCCAACATGTGCAGTTTTCTAATCTCTGAGCACAATATACACATCTATCTGCTGTTAACAGATCCAATTCATAATTATCATTATCTAAATCCATGCGTCGTCTGACATTTCAAATTCACTAATCTCTGAACCACCTCTGGCGGTCGTTGCATCCTGTTGTTCCTGTCGTACTACAGCCTCTAATTGTTTAAGAGACTTAACGATATTCCCAACAGCTGATAGGTTCTGTGCTAACTCCTTAGCTGAATGTATTGGTTTACCTTCTTCATCTACTATATCAAAGTCAATTGTGGTAAAATAACCAGCAAGCTTATTAGCACCATTCAAAGCAGATTCATACAGCTTTGATGTAGGTGTCTTTTGTAACTCCTGAAACTTAGCAATTGCATCTACAACTAACTCATCTGGTACCCAACCCTTTTCCTTTATGAAGTCACGTTTAAGTACCTTCTCTCTTTCT